TACAGGAACAGCATTTGAACCACCAGTAAATACTCTGGAATAGAATGTTCTGTTATTACAATCCGAAACAAATGCTCTTGCACCAGATCCAACAGAAGATGCGGCTGGTAGATTTGGAACTGTATATACTACACTGTATATGATGTTTGATGTAACCGTATTACCAATATATGCATTAGCACTCACAATACCATTCGTGGTAACGCCAAAAACTGTATTAGAGTTTGCCTGTAATCTGATTAGACGAGAACTAGTATTCTGTCCAATATCAACGGCATTGAAACCTAATCCAACTTTAGCGTTGGCATCAACCCATATTGCATTAACATTTGAGATTGCTGTAGTCATGTTGTCACCAAAGATGCTGTAAGATTTTGTGATGGATATTCATAAAATGAATCTGTAACTATATAGTCGCCATCATCTGTAAGTATGGCTGTAGTCACGGAGGAAGCGGCTGGATAAGCGAAAGCATTGGCAGTTGGTGGATATAGCTGTCTGCTATCAATATAACCTGTAAAAGTAAATGTAGCGCCTGTGTTCTGTCCAACGGCAGTCTGGCCAACTTGTGGAGGTTGTCCTTGCATATTGTTCATTTGCATAGAACCGCCACCGCCACCAAGATTGGCAATACTGGAAACTTGACCTATGATTTGCTGTCCGACTTGTAGTAACTCACCAACTTGCATATTACCCGAAAGCATACCAAGACCTAAAGCACCGCCACCTGACCCACCATTACCAATAAAAACTTTTTGAGATCCTTTGGCAGGAATAGGTAATCCAGTTTGATGAACAATCATGCCTATAACATCCGGAGACGCCGTATCTTTGATAGCAGCAATAGCAGGCTGTCCTTGAATGAACACTTTAGGATTGTTAGCCTGTAATGCTCCAAGATTGTTATGTGAGTCCGTATCGCCTTGAACAGCGGCGAGAATGTTATCAGAAAACACCTTCGTATTCAGTCCCAAAGACTGTGTAATAGCACCACACATTCTTGGATCAAATATTCTAAAGAGTGGAAACATTCTTTCTTGGTCTTCCTCTACCTCTCTTTGGAGGCTCTTGCTTGATAAAATCTGGTATCTTAGGTTCAGAAATATTTAGTGTGAGAACGTTGCCCTCGTCCTTGATACCAGTTGAACCCATGCCACCAACACGACTTGTCTTTACGCCTGGTCGTGCTGCGGTTTCTACAATAGAATATGTTTCGTCTTTGATTAGTTCGGCTTGTGCGATTCGATCACCTGTATGAATGTTGATGGCATTGTCGGAGATATTCCAAATGAGAACCATCAACTCTTCCACATAATCCGAATCGATTACACCTTCTGCATTAGCCAAAACGAGACCTTGCTTTAGAGATAGACCAGAACGAGCATGAACACGAACAGAATGTCCTTCAGGAATATCTAGAATAAGTCCTGTTGGAACCATAGTTCTATCGCCAGGCTGAATGCTAATCATGTTATTCAAAGGACGAGTAAAGGCTTTGTTATGCCTTGAAAAGCCTTTATACTCTGTTTTGCCGTGTCCTTGAAACTGTAGATCGAAACATGCAGAGCCTTCGGTCTGCTTTTTTGGTATCTGATTAGAAGGATGTGTTTTCCAAATTTTCAACTGCGTCATAACAAACTCACTTTCTTATTCGTCTTCGTTATATCTCTTTTTACCTAGTGAATACTTGGCAACCAAGTTCCATTCTGGCTTTTCCATATATGAAATGATTTTGATTCTGTTTAGAGGCGTTAGAGGTTCGGCACTCTTGGTAGGTTCGACAAGAGTTACCAGTCCCCATTCTGCTAATAGATTAGCAATGGTATTACGACGCCCACGATCCTCCTCAGAGAAATCTGTTGCTTTACCATCAAGCATGAACATTTCTTTGAAATGAACTAAGTAGTATCTGCCTTGCTTATGTAAAATATGACAAGACTGATATAGTGTTTTATCTTTTTTGGATGCAACACCTATACGAGTCAATGTCTCTTTCACCTTCAAGAAGGCTTGAGGATCAGGAAGTCTTACTTCCACGAAGTCTTCTAGGTTTGCTGTCATTTATGCCACCTTTATTGATTTCTTTCTTTATTGTTTCAATCTGGGTAGCGTCTAGCAAAACCAAAGCGTCTTTTGCCTTCTGATTGGAATAGTTATAATACTCCTTTACAGCGTCCAAGTTCTCTATGGTTTCACGCTTCTCCCATTTTCTAAAAGGTCTTTTATAACCTCTAATGCTATTTAGCAAAAACTGATATTGCATATTGACAGGCAAACTTGGAAATCTATTCATCTCATTGGCTTGTAAAACGCAATCGTAGTGAAACGAGATTGCCCGATTCACTACGAAAGCGGAATAGTCCTTGTCATTATCAAGGACATGATTTTTGGTATGAAGAATAGAGGGTATAATGTCCTTGAATAGATCGCTCACTTTACCTCACACTCAATCATAATCTCTGTAAGACAAGCAACCAGATTTAGTTCTTGGTCAGCAACAAACGCTGCTTGATACTGATACTTTGCTAGTGTAACAACAGCGGCAGGTATTGTCTCTGGCTTTAGATACTCATACAGATTATCATACACGGAACGATAGATGCGTGATGGATCAATGTCAGAGTTTAACACAACCCACTTCCGCATAGCGGTAAAGTCTTTACCCTTTAGTGCTTTGATTAGATCGTCAAGGCTGCGAACGCTGTCAAGTTGAGCAGCAAGACCAGCATCAATGCTTCCAGAAACAGAATACCGTTGTAGTTCGTTAAGAGTCCTACGATAGTCTGGGAAATACTTTTCAACAACCTTGACAAGGACTTGCTTATCATATTCAACACCTTCATCATTTAGGATTTGCTGTAGTCTCTTGAACATCTTTGAAGCCATGGAAGGCTTCTCAGCATTCTTCAAGGTAAAGTCAACGACGGAACATCTAGAATGAATAGCGTCCTTGATCTTTGCCTTGAAGTTACATGTGAAAATGAAAGAACAGTTGGACGAAAACTTTTCAATCACTCCTCTAAGAGCATCTTGCGTATCTGGTGTAAGACCGTCGGCTTCGTCTAGAATGATAACCTTACGACCACCAGTTAGCGATACGGTTGACGCATAACCCACAACCTTAGTTCTTAGAACATCAATGCCTCTTTCTTCTGAGGAGTTGATGAAAAGATAGTTACAACCGATTTCATCACACATTGCCATTGCGGCTGTAGTTTTACCACAACCAGCAGGACCTGATAGAAGGAGATTTGGAATCTCTCCGTCTTTTACATACTGTAGAAATGTTTTCTTGATGCGGTCAGGAAGAACGCAATCCTCAACTTTGTGAGGTCTATAGCGTTCCACCCAAAGGAAGTCGTCACTCATTCATTGTCCTCATATCGCATAGCATTCATATACATTATAATAGAGATTAGAAGGAAAGGCAACCAATGATTGATATCGTTGTGATCAACAATCCAAAAATACATTGCCAAGATAAAGTCTATTGCTCCCATAATCTCAAAGATTAGTGCCATCATGGTGCAGTCTTCCTCATAACTTCATCGTAGAAGGATTCAAACTGATTGTTCTCTTCCACTTCATCATTGAAGTTGGCTTTGAAATATACCTTGGCGAGACGACGAATCATCTTCTTATCCACACCGAGTTTATCAAATGTCTCATTGATAATCTCTTTCTGGAGATCACGTTCAGCGCCAACACGGGTCATGGAGTCATTCATCTCCATGATTGCCTTGCGGAGCACCTTTCTATCTTCTGGTGATAGAGCCTCGACGGAAGTTGTAGCACTATTATGACCGATCATACCCATTAGTCCACCTCAATAACTGCTGCTGGATTTACACAAACACCGGCAGAAGGAACACCGCCAGCATCAATACATTTCTGTCTCCATTTCACATCCACAATGATTAGATAAAACATCATAGCAGATAATAGAAACATAATAGTGAAAAGATATTTCATTACTTTGTCTCCAGAGCGATGAAATACTTTAGATTGCCATTAGCATTCACAAACTTGGCAAAAGCGCCTGCCTGAATCTCAACATTGTAATCATCGGGAAGCAACTTTAGATTTTCGGTCTTGAAGGTGGCAGTAAAGTCCTTGCCAGCATAATCACCAATCTTTTGAACACCATCATTAGATGTATCGTTTGCCTTTTCATGAATCTTTAGAAGCAAGGCGCCTTCTTTACCGATGACGGAAAGATTCGGTAGGCTAATCATGGTGGCTACCTTTAGAAGTTTCTGTGAAGTAGCATTTGGTAGAGAGAACTTGGTGGTGATATCCTTGAGAACAAGTTCCTTATCTGGAGGAGTGATAACAAGATTGGCAGAACAACCACGATAAGAAACAGATAGTTCACCATCATCTAGAACAACCAGATTTTCACCAAAAGTGATATCAGGATTCTTTAGAGTGGTCACGATACCTAGAAACTGATTTAGATCATAGATGCCAAACTCATGTGGAATAGTATCTTCTAGAGTTGCTTCCACCAGAATAGACTTTTCGGGTGAGATTGTTTTCTGAACTGTTCCAGACTTTAGAACAACACCGCTATTGATTGAGGCAAAGTTCTTTAGAACGGACAGAGTATTTTCACTTAAATTCATTATATGCTCCTTGTATCATTCTCAATGATGTTTCATTGTAATCGATTTATCTTCAACTGTCAAGATAAGTTTTACCTTTTCCCTAAGTTGCTCTATAGTTCCATCGTTTTCAATTTCATAATCCACTTTACGATCTCTCCACGCTGTTTCCGAAACGTGTAATGTAGCGAGATGTTCTTCTGGAGGATCTTCTCCTCGTTTTACACGAACAATGACACCACCGGCACTCCGAACGAAATCGATTTCATTAGGAAAACGAACGTCGGATATAACCACGTCTTGATATCCAGCAATGCGTTTCTCTAATGCGGCAATCCAGATGTTATTCGAGATTCCATGTCTACATGCTTCGGTGCCCATCTTCTGGAGAATGAGCCGAGGAGTCACCTCATATCCAAACTTATGTGACCACCAAGGATCAACTCTTTCACGAAATGCTCTTGATGCATTAGAGTCTCCTTCTAGGAGTCCACGAGGCCATAGAAAGATAGAAGCGACGGCATCTTTCAATGCGTCAGCAAAAGCAAACTGGTGATATCCATGCTCTCTAACAAGAATATCACCAACAGTGCCCTTGCCGGATCCAATGAACCCAACAAGACCTATGATCATCGTAGATTACCACTCAATGCGGCGACTGCGGGAAGATCGCCCTGGAAGCCATATGTGCCGACATGTGTAGTCTTCATCCATGGACATAGCCAAACATGAAAGCCAATCTCACGGGCATACTGGCAGAACATATAATCTTCCGAAAGATAACGGTGAGACTTTGGATCAATAACAGTATCAAAGAAAGCATGAATGTATCTTGAGCCATCAAAGTTAGCCTGACCAACATGATCTGGCTTATAATGTAGATGCGGATATTCTTCGGCAAACTTTTCAAACACTTCACGCTTTACCATCATGAAGCCTGTACCGATCTCCATAACCTCAACAGGTTCGGTAATCTTAAATGATGTTGTACCTGGCACTGGATTGAAAACGAAATCGCCAGTAACTCCATCTAGATCACCTGGATTGAACTTTTCATTATCAACATTACGCTTTACTGCATTGACAATGTTCGACCAGTTGATCGACTTCTTTGGATATGGACCGCCGATGATATCACGATCTAATGCCAATAGAGCGAGAATGTCCTGTGGATTATACTGAATATCAGAGTCGATGAATAGAAGGTGGGTGCAGCCTGATCTTAGAAACTCGTCCACAAGATAGTTTCTAGCACGGGTGATTAGGGATTCATTAAAGATAAATGAAAAGCGGCACTCAATGCCATATTGAATACATGTTGCTTGTAAGTCTAGGCAGGCTTTTGTATAGAGTCCAAAACACTGACCGCCATAACAGGGTGTAGCCACAAATATTCTTTTCTTTCTTAGGTCTTCACTTGAAATCTTGATTTCCATATTGTTCTCCATACACGAATAGCGCAGGAGCAATTAAGCTCCCACGCTATTATATAGCACACTTTTTATTGATTAACCAGCAAAGCGATAGAAGGCAGTGCGCTTGCCCTTGACATCACGATAGTTGGTGTAGATAGTGTAATACTCACGAAGATCATAAACACGCTTGCTAACAGCCTCACGTGGAACACGGGCTAGTGAAGCAATCTTCTCGGCAGTAACACCAGCACCAGTGTTATACTTGCGAAGGACATTTTCAATCTTCTCAATCTGAGACTTACGGGTTGTAGCCATTATATATTTCTCCATTCAATGTTTTGATGCTGGTGGTCGTGAAAGGAAAGGACCCGTGTATAACCACCAGCATCGTTTTATTACACACGGGTATTCTTGTTATGTCAATCAGAAAGCCACTTCTTCACCAAAATCTTTCACCGTTTCTACAACAGGATTCGGATCAGCGGTTTCATCGACTTTCTTATAGAGTTCCAGAAATGCATTCTTAGTGTCCACATCAAAGCGGTTGAGACAAAGTTCGATTGCCTTAACACGGTTCTGGTTAAAGATGGCAAATGCCTCGCAGATATGGACGAGGCGGCGAGTGGAGATGATTTCCGACAAAGCACCTTCATAGAAAGACTTGCGAATAACATCTGCCCAAGTCACCAGCTTTTCAACAAACTCGGTATTCTGAATACCAGAAGCACCAAGAACATTGTTAAGGATTTTAGTTTCAATCTTAGACGAAGGATATTCTTGTTCCATCGTGATAGAGAAACGCTCTAGGAACGCTTCGTTCATAACGTTAGTGCCGATAAAGCGACCATCATCAGAACCCTTACCCTTTGTATTGGCAGTGGCAATGACATTGAAGCCATTTTCAGGATGAACAAGACGGTTAGTCTTTTTGAGATAAACAGACTTGCCTTCGAGGACAGGCTGAAGACACATCAACTTATTGGAACCAAGGTCAACCTCGTCCAGAAGAAGAATAGCACCACGCTGCATGGCAACAATAACAGGACCATCCTGCCAAACAGTATGTCCATCAACAAGACGGAAACCACCGATAAGATCGTCTTCGTCGGTTTCAATAGTAATATTGACACGGACACACTCACGCTTTTCAGCGGCACAAACCTGTTCGACCATCATCGTCTTACCGTTACCAGAAAGACCGGTGATATAAGCGGGATAAAACTTTTTAGACTTGATGATAGCACGAACATCGGTGAAGTTACCGAACGGCACATAACCATTTGCCTTCTCAGGCACAAGAGAAACTTCCGCAGTAGATGCTGTGGAAGAGGCTGCCATAGCAACCGTAGAAGCAGGTGCCATAGCAACGATGGAATCAGTCACAGGAATATTGGACTGGATCTTGGCAGTCTTACGAGGAGCAACCGTCTTTTTAGCAACGGGAGCAGGAGCAACAGAAACGTCCGCACCATGATCGGTCAAAGCATAAACGCCACGACCAATACGGAGAGAGGGATCCTTAACGAGCCAAGCGGGATAAAGGTCATACTTTTGATGAATAGTCAAAATCTGCTGGCGAGTAATCTCACGAATACCACCAAATTCAAAACGAACTTTGTCCATAAAAGCGGCACGATCATTCTTCTTAGCCATATCGAATCTTTCCTTTCACGATTTTCGATTATGATGTATTATAGCACAAGGAAGGGATCTTGTCAACCCCTTCCTAAGTCTTTGATTTTATGCAGACTTCTTGGCCTGATGGGTTACGTTATTGATGAACTGACGGAGAAGGACACGATTTACGGACTTTTTAGCGGCAAACTTGGAGAATGCCTTAGCCATAGCTTTCGTGGTCTTCGAATTGTCAATTTGAAGTTCGTTCTCAACAACACGGAGAGAACGGGCATCAATCACATAATATTCATCATAACCCTCACTCTTGATTGGATAGAACTTGTTCTCTTTCCAGAAAGAGGTCACCTTCTGGAGATATTCGTGAGAACCATCTTTGATACCAAAGCGAGTAACGAACCTTTGAATACCATCACCAAACAGGAAGAAACCAATAAGATTGCAACCAGTCTGATCTTTTAGCATCTTCAGGAAGTTTGTAGTGTTATTGTTACCCTCTTCACCCCAACCATGAGGATAAATATCATAAGTCTTACCAGTCGTTGGATCGGTATACATATATTTGATACGACGACCAAGAGTAGGATGAACGGTCTGATTTTGCACACCACTAAGACAGTTGGACTCACCATCAGTAAGAAAGATAGTATTGACGATTTCCAGTTTGTTTCTGGCACGGAAGTCATTAATGACTTTTGGTGCAAGAATGATAGCCTCGTTAAGAGGAGTACCACCAAGACCGTCAGTCGGAAGACGATTACGACCAGCCAACCAAAGAAACGCCATAGCATCGTTTAGTTCCGCAAGAGTCATCTTGGAAGACAGAAACTGGCGAAGCACCACATGCTGGAGACCAACAACATTTTCTTTACCAAGACAAGAGAACGGATTGTCCGCATCGCTATCTTTGAAGGCATATACCTCGAAAGGCACTTGGATTTGCTTGCAGAACAAAACCAGAGTAAACAACTGAGACAAGGTATGTTTCAGATTGCTGTCCATAGAACCAGACCAATCAATAAACATGATGAAGCCATGGTTCTTGCCTTCAGGCACTACAGTCAACCGACGGAAGATATCATCATTGAACTTGTAAGAATGGAGTTTGTTAGTGTCAATAACACCAGTCTTAGCAACAGAAATGCGAGAATACATTTCCGCAGCCTTGCGCTGTTCAAACTCTTTTACAAGGAACGAGATGCTATCTTTTTCTTTCTGACGCCATTCGTTAAACTCCCGACGAGCCTCATCAAAAGTATGCTGATCAATGGCACGCCAATGATTACCACCAACAGACTTACGCCAATCAGAAAGAACACGCTTGTAATCGTGAACAGCCTTAGTCCAGTTTACATCAGGAAGGGTAAGATAGACATAATCCACATTGTCATCTTTCACCAGATTTTTGATCTTTTCTTCCCAAACACGATCGGTATGCGACTCAGGTGCCTTAGTATTATTCGAACTGGCACCAGCACCATCAGAGGTATTGCCAGAACCATTGGCTCCGATATCACCTTCACCCTTTAGGGCATCCGATTTACCTTCGCCTTCATCACCTTTACCGTCTTCGGCATCTTCGCCGGAGTCATCATCAAGATCACCGTCCCAATTGTCAGCATTGTCAGAAAAACCGTTAGCGTCATATTCATCTCCTTCGTCTCCATCTTCGCCTTCACCGAGACCAAGGTCGATATGGTTTTCATTTTCAATCTGATCTTTACAGAAACGATACACTTTCTCGGTAACTTCCACAACCTCTGCAAAAGTTTCCAGATTTTCAATCTGCTTCAACAGGGTTCGCTCTTCGGGAGAAAACTCAATATTAAGATTGATGTTACCACCCTTGAAGTAGATATTGACACGGTCAATAAAGTTCATGCCATTGATATCACGACCCTTCGTGCCGAAGAAGTCACGATCAAAAAGCTCTTTATAGCCAGCAAGATAGTTTTTGCGAAGACCAGGATAACGGCGCTTCTGGCGCTTGTCAATACGGGCATCTTCAATAACATTGACAAAGCCCTGGACAGTTCGCTTCAAGCGGTCATTAATCTCGGAACCAAATACACGGTCAGCAATACCCTCATAGGCCTTTTTATATTCTTCGGCCGTAGGAGTATCAATAGCATGAGCCGTTTCATGACCGATAAGCAAATGCTCCAGATCCTGAGAAATATCCTGCCACACAGGCAGCATAAGAACACGGTTCTTGAGGTCAAACATGGCGGTCTTAATACCACTCTTGTGCTGGACGGTAATGTTTTCCGTCGCCAGCAGTTTGGCAAGAAGCGAGTTGGAATTAACGGTCATTGCAGTCATCTTGTTCCTTTCACGATTTTCACAAGTATAGCAAATCCGGATCGGTTTGTCAAGTCATAGCAAAATCAATGACTTACGAGGTCATAGCCCGGAACAGTTTGTAAACACCGTATGCCAGGAATGGAAATAATGCCCAGTGGATAATATGTTCCCATTGAGATTGTAAACTATAGAAATCAAAATAATGTGCGTCAGGTGTAAATATCACTATATCATCCTTTAAAGTTTGTTTCCAGTCTCATACCATAGTTATTGATACCTTTTGGTATCTGTATTCCTTTTTTGTAGATCAGTTGATTTTTCTTAAACGGACCATAATCCACATAATGATGCCAGCGTCCATACTTGAACACCATTCTAGCAACATCCGGATGTAAGTCAACCAACATTTTTGATTTGTTCCAAGTGCCTTCAGGATTCAACTGTCCGTCACGCCACTTTTCCTTATCTAAATCGCCTTCTGCATGGTAGAACTCCTGCGTATTACCACCTTTAACTGTTTGTGTGGCACATTTGCCTTGCATAAAGGCATTGAACTGAATGGTGCAATCACCATCTTTCAATACACGGAGACAGATATCGGTATCTTCATTATATCTACCACGCCAACGATGCTTGCAATCGTTTCGGATTAGCAATGTTGAGTAAATGCGAGTATTAGCAACAAACGGAGGATACTTACTGTTAGGTGCAATAAAGAATCTATATTGAAAGCCTGAAATAGGAACATTCTCATAACGATCAACAAAATCTTCCGCAGCACGAAAGATTGCACCAGACTCCACACGAATACGCTTGTTCTTATGCAAACGATAAAAGTCTGAAATATTATCGTCTAGAACCCAATGTGCCTTTGCACCAATAGAAATAGAATGATCCCATGCCCAGTTTCTAGCACGACCAGGACCATCACCATGATTAGAAAAAGGAGCCACAAGGAGAGCAACGTAAGGACGAATGCCAAAATGATCTAGCGCATCCTCATATAGTTCTTCATCTTGTGGCTCAATAACGATATAATGTGGCACCTTCATTCTCGCCAGAGACTTGGAGGTGATCATGCTTTCATGTCTACCTTTAGAGACAATATAAACAGGATAGATAGGATTGGTCATCTCACTTCACACAATAAACAATGTTAACCCATGCGGCTTTGGTGTCTGCCCTAGCAGTCACCGAACTAAAATGTCCACGTAGTAGATCCAAGATTTCATTATACTTTTCATGTGTATCAATATCATTCAAATGAGCATGGTGAAACTCCATGATAAACTCTCTAACACCATCAAAAGATTTTAGAGCCTTCAAACATTCATACTCACCACCTTCAATATCCATCTTGATGATTGTTGGATGATAATCTTCAATTACCTTATTGATATTGATACACGGTACCTGCGTCACATCTCTACCACGTTTATGAATGAGAGAATGTGC